TTGCTTTAGCTAGTTTCTCTGCCCAAATCATATCTTCTAACCCTACGCTTTCGTGTAAGATAATCTTCCTGCAGATTTCTTCTAAGCGTAAACGATATTGTGTAGAGAGCATAAGATTTTCCAGATGTGAGGTTATTTATTTTTAGGTCGGAAGGGGCAATCAGGACATCCTGCCCCACAGCATCCCCTATTAGTTGATTTCATAGTTTTCCATATAGGGTTATTTAGCATGAATCATTGACTCTAACTCATTGACCCTGCTGAATTCTTCGTATGCTTTTTCAGACCTTTCCGATAGGATATCAGAAATGTCTTCAAGAATTACTTCGTTATCAATGTATTCATCCAGATACTTATCCAATGCTTCTTTCAGATACCGATAACGATGCCACTCAGGGGAGTATGGTTTGTAGTGTGCCATAACAAAATTGATATATGTGGCTGATTATAAGATATATATGCTCATTTGTCAAGTGCCTGGATAAGCATTTGTCAAGCCCCATTGAATGAATATGGCTAATGCCATAAAAAGGACTACTGATTTAATGGCGAGGTGATTCATTTTTCATTTCATCCGTTGCTAATTTAAGTATGTAATAAATGATGTAGGCAGTGCCTGTTAGTCCTATTCCAAGTAACCAAATTACACTCCACACTGGGTCAGTCATGAAATCATCTCCATTGCCCTTGTAAGCTCAATGTAGTGGTTCATCTCATCAACTGCTATCTCACCTATTTTCGTATCTTCTGGGTGATCCCAGAAGTAATTTAGGTAAGTTTCAGTAGCATGAAATTCAATTTCTGCATTCAGTTGATAAGCAGAAACAGGAGCAACAAAATAATAACCCACCAGAATCCAATAATAGATGAGAACCAAATGATAAGCGAAAAAGCGATCAATCCAGCGATCTGCTCCACCACGATGCTCCATTTCAATAAGGTGTTCTGTTTCATTTAAAGTTTGTGCAAAGTGTTCTTTCATTAAGTAATAGTGTGATAGATCTCTAAGTCCTAATGATTCTTTGAAATGCAACACACTTAAAAAAGCAAAATAGGGTGCCCGAGCAATCGTCTCAAGCACCCAAAATCTTTGTAGTGGTAGGTCACGATAGATAAAATCTATGATTGCGACTGTAATATTTAAAATGAATTGGTTAAATGATTTCATAAACCTCCAGCATCTTTTTGTCCATACATGTAGCCTATAATAACACCACATACAAATACAATAAAAATTAAAATTTGCTTTCCAAGAAAGTCAATAAGTTCCTGCCACTCCATAATCATCGTCTTCATAGGTAGATGGTTCTTCAAAGAGTTCTATCATTTTTAAATCTAAAACTCTTTCTTGCAGTTCTTTGATATCTTCTTCGGTTATTGTCATTTATCCTTAAGTAATTCTTCTACTCTTTTACGCATATTAGTGCTATCCTGTTTGAGATAATCTCTCAAAGAATAACCACGCTGCCCTCTCATAATGCAGGTGCCTTGATAGAACATAGTAGCAGCAAATACTAACAGAAAAGCAATACCGATTATTTCAGGGTAATGTTGAGCCATGGTAGTAGAGGGGGAATAACACCAACTAGTCTTAGCAATCCTTCAGCAAATAAAGCAAGAACCACCCAACCAACGCACATAGAAATAATGGAAGCATTCCTATTGTGCCTTCGTATAGCAGCATCAATCATCTCCTGACACTCTTTCTTCGTTACTAAATGCTCTGGTTGTATTTGATTCATTCGGTGACTCATGGATTTTAGCGATACCTATAATAGGAAACATTACCAAGGCAAAACAGAGAATGCCTAAACTGATTTGATTATTTAAGATTTCAACTACTAGATGAGTCATCTTTCCTTACATTAATGTAACACTCAAGTGGCTTCTGTGTATCCTTGTCAAAGTTTTGGTCAAGATACGTGCAAAGTTTTTCGATGATTCTGATATATTCATCATGCATCCATTCGCTACCAGTTTCGTGGTAAGCGTAATGCTTACATGCTGTGATGATACGATTAACGTCTCTGCTTGATAAGTTATACATGTGTTTACTCTTTATACATTATTATGTCACCATGTTTTCTATGAAAATCAAGGTGTTTCTTGCCCCATGGAATGACTCTCCATTCGGTTTTGCCATTCCAAAGTAATAAACAAATATGAATATACCTCATATGGGTGTAGTATAACGAGCTATTTAGATGAGTGGAAATGCTTATTGTCATTTGCTGACAGATGGGGCTTGACAAACTCTTTACAATACTATATACTATGTAAAGATTCGTTACAAAACACATGACTGTTACAACAAACGACCGTGGACAACAAAACATGTGGGCAACTGAGCCTACCATGTATTACGAGAACTACGGTATGGATACCCCCAACCAAGTAAAGGAGAAATACAATGGGCGCTGGGCTATGGTCGGTATTATTGCTGGTGCTGTTTCTTATGCACTCACTGGCAAACTCTTCTTTGGTATCTTCTGATGACTGAAGTTATTTTTACCGTTACCTCGGTTGCTTTTTTCGTTACTCTATGCTATGCTGTAGAGCAACTCGCTGAAACATACTAATGAGTGCTGGAATGTTGGGGCAACTTAGTGTTGCCCTTCAAGAAATTGGGTGGGATAGCGAGATTGATCTTGAGGTCAAGATTGCAGGCACCCTAAAGAATGACAAGTTTATTGTCATCAAACCTGTTAAACAAGTGGTTTCATCTGAATCAAACCCTGAACTCAAACAACAACACCCTTATCAAGGAGAAACAAAATGAAATTTGGATTTACCCCTGAGGCAGAGATTCTCAATTCCCGTCTGGCAATGCTTGGTTTCGTAATTGCTGTTGGCACTTACGCAACTACAGGTCAAATTATTCCTGGTATCTGGTGATACTTTAACGGGGGCATATGCCCCCTTTTTATTATATAAGTTTTCTTTTCCAGATAGGAGGTCTTGGATATACCTGACCACTATCTTTTCTTTGTTTGTATATTCCTCTAGGCTCTGTTATTTGAGAAGTTGTTACGCCTCCTATGAGAGTTTGTCCAACAGCATTTGGCACTCTTCTTTCCATTGTGTAAAAAAGATATCTATTTGCTGATTCTTGAAGAGATCTAAAATCAGTGTAAGAGCTTGTTGGTGATGTTAATTGGTTATCTTTTTTGCCGTATTTTGTTAGATATTCCAAGACATCTGCTTGTGTCATTCTTGGCCACTGCTCTGATAAGCAAGCAATTACGCCACAGACTTGTGGTGATGCCATGCTAGTGCCACTGTATTTTGTTATACGATAATTAGCACTTCTTGCATCTGTTACACCACCACCATTTGAATGGACAGAAGAAACTATATTAGTTCCTGGCGCATAGATGTCAACTCTTGGTCCGCATGTACTAGATGCACTTTTTTGTTCTATTACGTTAGCATCAATATTACCAACTGATATCATGTTTTGATTATTTACTGGATAAGATCCTCTATGATAATAATAGGCGGTATTGCCACCAGTTACGAAATAATTATTATAGTCTTGCCCACTTGGAACATCTGCTTTGAACGCATCATTACCAGCGGCACCAATAAATATGATTCCGTCTGCAACAGCATCATCTATGTCTGATTGAACTGCAGTTGACCATAATGGAACTTCTATAACTGTCTGTTGTTGGGTAGCGTCGCATAAAATTCCATAACTTTCTAAAACAGATTTTGACCATCCTCCTCCAGCGCCTCCAGGTGCATTATATAACGTGCCTCTATATAAAACAGTAGTTATAGCAGACCACTGAATAGGAAGACTAGTAACTGCTCCATAGCTATGATTTGTTATTGTTGGATTTTTCTTTCCAGTTAGAGCATTTGGTGCTTTTGAATTATGCCATGCTCTAATGTAGTCATATAGTAAAGTAACACTGATTTGTGATGGAGCACTGCCATAAGGATTTATATTGAAAATATTTGCATCTACTGCCCAACCTCTTCTGTTGCCAGCAACGGTGCCAGCAACATGACACCCATGGTTATTGTCGTCCTGCTGCTGTGTGGTGCCATTAATATAACTTCCAGCAGTAATGATAATTTGACCATACATATTTCCGTGATTTCCGCACTGGTAATAGTAAGTGGCAGGTGTTACTCCAGCTGTATTCCAAGTAATTGTTCCCGTTGAAGCTCCATTATTTGTTATTGTGCCTGTTGTTGTTCCGTTACCTACGTTGGTGCCGTTTGTAGCAGCAGTTGTCTTAATAAAAAATGGATGAGAGGCAGTAGTATTAACATTAAATACTAAAGTATCCCCTCGTGTTGCAGAAAGAGTTGGACCACTACCAGTTGCACTTCCAGTAAATACATAATTGGCTGTCCCAGAGCCTGCGGTGACACCATATGTCTTTGTCACAATATTGGTATAATGATATGTTGATGCAGCACCGCCCGTCACAGCTGGATTTAATGAATACCAATTGAATTGTACAACTCTACTTCCTCCAGTTCCAGCATCATTTACTGCAAATTCAGGATGTTCTGGGTCGAAACATCCATCTACAATTACAACATCGACATTTTTTCCAGTGCTAGTAGTTAAGACAGATCCAGTTATAGATTGGGAAGAACCATTTTGCCCCCAGTTAGCAACTGTTGCTCCATTAACACAACGATAGTGTGCCCACGGACGATGAGCTTCGTTATTTGTTGCGCTCTTATTCCAAAAATCTGAAGTCCTAGTGAGGCGAGGTACAATAACAAATCCTTTTTCTTCTGGAGTTAAATCTACATCTAATACTCTAGGATCTTTTTTAATTAGCTCTGCTTCTTCGGCAGTTAACATATAATGAGTATTTCTACTAATAGGTCTTCTCAGGTGACAAGGAATAGATCTGTCGGGAATGCATTCACAACCACCTTCTGACTCTAAATCATGATATAGACTTTCTAAATCTTCTTTTGTTTTTGCGGTGACTATGTATTCTCTTTCCATCATGCCTCTAGTTTAAGAGCAGTTAGTGTTACTGTTACTGCACCAGTCGTCCCACTACGGTTTGTTATAGTTAAATAAATTTCATTGACTGGAGTTGCTTCATCATTAAATCCGATTGTAGCTGGTGTCAGTAATTGAGTTTGATTTGTCGATCCAGTTGTAATTACTTCTGCGATTACTCCAGAACCAGGCAATGGATCCACATCAATTGCTCTGGATGCATCAGCAGTTCTAGCTGCTTTTGAAGTATATACTCTGACCCATGCACCTCTACTGGTTGTAATTTTGAATAGTAAGTATGATTTGTATGCATTTGTAATGTCTGCAGTTACTGTTGTGCCATTAGTTATTGATCCAGTAATTGTTTGGAAGTTTGCTCTGCTAGAAACTTGCACTTCTGAGGAATTTGCAAGACTTATCCACTCATTGCCATGAGCGTAATACATCCTACCAGTATCATGAGCATGAGCAATGGCGCCGTGATAAGTAGATGGGGATGGTAAATCTGCAAGAGTATCAAAATAGAAAGGAATAATGCTGCCTGCTGATGGAGCAACAATTGCTCCATCGTCGCTGATAGTAATCGAAGAACTTTGAATTAATGTTCCAGCTGACCCGTCCCATCTTACAATAGTATTATCCGAAACGTTAGGTGGACCGCTAATTGTTCCACTTCCTCCTCCACCACCAATTCCCCACTCTAGACCGTCTCCAGTAGAGTTTACTTTTAATACTTGTCCTGCTGTGCCAACACCATTGCTGAGAGTTAGTGTGCCTGTTAAAGTAGTGGAAGCTAAAGTTTTGTTTGTTAATGTGTCAGTAGAATTTCTTCCTACTAGTGTATCTGGACCAGATGGGAGTGATAGACTACTACCTGATACTGTTATTGCTGGGTCTACTAAAGTTTTATTGCTTAGAGATTGAGCGCCTGTTAGAGTGGCAACTACGCCAGTATTAATAGATAATGTAACTTGGTTTGATCCATCAAAACTGCTTCCGCCAATACTAGTTAAACCACTGCCGAAAATTAGGGTTGATGCAGTAGTCCTAGTTTCATTACCCCAGTATACATTTCCGCCATTACCAGCTGATTTTAATACTTGTCCAGCAACTCCATTGTTTCCACTTCCTTCCCCAGCTGTAATAGTGCCGTAAATTTTAGGCGAAGAAATTGTTGGTGCTAGTAATGATTTGTTTGATAAATCTTGTGTGCCTGTTAGGGTTACATCACCTAGACCAGATACATTAAAGTTTGCTCCTAAGTTGACTTGTGTGCCATTGATTCGGATGAATGGAGATACCAATGCACTGGATGGAATATTAGATAAAATATTATTTTGCCCATTGATAGTTTTATTGGTGAAAATAGTATTACTATTCGCAGTTACATCACCACCTCCACCTGCAATAGTTACACTTTCTCCAAGATAAACATTACTGCCATTAATATTAATATATGGTGTAGTTAGAGAAGTATTTGAAATATTAGTGATGGTGTTTGCGTTGCCACTAATAGTTTTATTGGAGAGAGTAGCTGTATTGCTTGCGGTAAGTGCTACGCCACCTAATGTGCCAGCATCACCGATTTGAATAGTGCTAGCGTTTAGTCGAGTGACAGTTACATTACCAGCACCAATAAAATTGATAGAATCTGTGCCAGTTCCGCTTCCACCTGCGTCTAAATCAACACTGGCACCGCCACTAATAGATGATGCTTTAACACTATAAGTAGTGTTAGTATCAATAATTGCAGATCCACCTTCTACTTGAATATCTAGAGCACCGCCTAGAGGAATAGTGCTACCATTGATGGTAATTGTATTGAATTGAAGAGCACCAGTCGGAATATTTCTGAGAGTATTCTGAGTGCCATCAATGGTTTTATTAGTGAAAGTTGCTACTTGATTTGGTTTAATTCCAATAGCAATAGGAATTTTTTTAACTGACATCTTATTCCTCTAGAATGATATTGTTTCTTTTGTATTTAGTTATTTGTCTAACCATTACTAGATGTTGTCTCATTTTAAATTAAAATAATTTAAGAGTAATTTAAAATTGCAGATCCATATACTTTAGTCACGCCATCATTATCAGTAATAATAGTAAAGGTTAATAAATCATCACCATTACTCGCGGTTGGAGTTACTCCCCCTGGCCATAAAACTCCACCACTAATTGCAACTCCATTAACGCTACAGGCGTCGG